CCAGCGATAGCAGTAATGCGATTACTAGAAACACCGCCAAAAATAGACCCACTAACAAGTCCATTAAAGATGTAAGATCCTGTGTCAATGAATCTTTCAGTTTCGTCAATATCTGACGCAATCTGTGTGTATTCATCTCCAATCTCTTTAACTATTTCTTTTAAAAAATCCATTAAATTACCATTCCATGTTTTTCACGAAGTATTTTTTTATAAGGCCCGCCAGGATTTTCATCCATAACTTCCTTTACTAATCTTAACTTGTTATAAAGTTTTTCTGCATCTATATTTCTTTTACCAAGTCCATCGCCTGCCATTTTTTCAGTTATTCTAACTAGGATGCCTAGTTCTCTGTCATCAATAGGTAAGTCCATTATACAAAAAAGGATTCAAGGTTTGCTGTTCTCTCGGCCTGCCATCCAATGGAGTCGAGAATTATCTTAAGAGGTTCAAGGAACGACTTCTCAAATTGTAGATCATAATCTATGTATTTGTCAAGTTTAAGTTCCTCTGGAAACTGTTGAATGAATGATATTACATTCTCCTGTATTGGATTTGGTCTCTTAAGATAACAAAATTTAATTTTTTCACCATTGTTAATCAAAGAATATTTCTGTGTGAGTTTATTCTTTTTAACATAGTGATTGAAAAGAAGAGCACCACGAGCATGAATTGGTGTTCCCTTTTCATAGATCGCATTTACACTTCGATACTTTGTGACACTACTCACTGTTCGAGGAAATGAGATGTCCTCTGGTGGTAGTGATCTAAACTTTGTTCTACAATTATCGATAAAATCAATTACGTCATCTTCAGTCTTCGTCATAATAAGTTTAAGAACATCTTTAATCATCTGACGACAAGGTGCAGGCGTTGAAGATTTAACTGCTTCAATGCCCATCATCTTTAACTTAGGTTCTGCATATTTAACTCCTTCACTATCCCACACGTTTAAGATATATCTTTTCTTTGCAGTCCAGATGCCACGATCCGCAATGTTCTCACGTTTCATAATCATCTTTTGTTCGTAAGCATTTACATACGAGGCCAGTTTTTGGTAAGAACTCTCAATATAAGGCTCAAGTTTAGTTTGAGACACCTTATCAAGGAACGAGATAACGTCCTCACTAGTCTTCTCTCTGCCTTGGTATATAGTTTCAACCAAAGGCCCCAGATTAAGATAAACGGAATCAGTATCCACAGCAATAACATAGTCATCATCAGTCTTAAGTAATTTGTTTAGATATTCATTTAATCTATCTTCGATCCAACGGATTGAAACCTGTCCAGATAGAGTGATTGCCTCTGCATTTTCGAGTTTGTAATAACGAAAGTATTCATTACCAATCGCACCATAAGCAGAGTTCAGTTGAATCTTACGAGCCATTTGAATATTGTTATATGTTGCAATATCTTTGACAAGTTTTGGATTCTTTGTATCCTCATACTTTTGTTTTGCAGCAAGCATCTTCTTTTTATAGATGGTTCTCTCTGTATAGATCTTCTCCATTAACTCAGGTAAGAACCCACGAATGTCTGTGCGAAACATTGCACCATTCGCACACACAGCATTATCTTTATAAAGTTGAAAATCTAATTCTTCTTTAAGGATTCGATCAACCGTAGCTGTTGGATGTCGTTCATCCTTGAGGGTTTCTGGGGAGATATTATATTGCATAATAAGATGAGGGTACAGACTGTTGAGGTCAAAATTAACCACCCAATCATACTTTCCTGGCTTCGGTTCCTTGACATAAGCTCCTGCGTATTTTTCTGATTTTGATGTTCTTTTCTTTGGTGGAATCACAATATCTTGTTTCTTGAGATAATTGTAGATAATTGTATCCCACATTCTAACTTGATAGTGAATATCAATAAAATTCACTTTAGCATCAAATGCCATCGTGACTGCAAGTTCAATTAGTTTTAACTTGTCCTCAAGACGATCAACAAGTTGAACGTCCTTAATATTATATCGAACAAACTTATCCCAATCTTTTGTATAGAACTCACGGAAGGTATCATACTCATTGTGATCCAGTTTCTTTTCACCAAGTTCATAATTAGCAATATAATCCAATCGATATGACTCTTGGTTTGTATATGTGAATCTTTTATATAGATCCAAATAATCAAGTTGAGTTACACCACCAATATCATATGTGATGTTTCTACGACCACTAATATAAATTTCACCCTGAGATACAAGACCCCAAGGCGAAAGATCTTTCATCGACTTCTCACCAAGAATACGATTGATGCGTCCAGCAAGATATGGTATGTCATACATCTGAGAGTTCCAACCAGTAATCACCTCTGGTAGATTCTTTCTCCAATATGCTAAGAATGATGTCAATAAAATAGTTTCATTCTCACAGAGAACGTATGTGACATTTGGATCTTTATTTACAAATGGTCTTGATCCAAATGTAATCACTTTCTTTGTAGCATAATCTTGCAGACTGATCAATAACATTTCTTCTGCAACATTTTCAACATCGGGGAAACCACCTTCTGCAGCAACCTCAATGTCAATCGTTACAAGTTTAATCTTTTTAATATCAAACTTGATATGATCCTCTGGATATTTTTCTGAAATATATTGATAGATATATCTATCATTACCATAGATTTTAAAGTTCTCAACTTCATCATACTTCTTATAAAACTCACGACAATCTCTTACAAAGCCAGGTTGAATTGGTTCAACAGAGTCACCTTCTAAAGTTTTATATTTTGTTTTTCTCTTAGATGGAACAAACAAAGTTGGTTTCCATTCTTCTCGATGTGTGATATGCTTTCCATTCTCATATCCACGAATCAAAAACTGATTACCTATGAGTTGTATGTTTGTGTAAAATTTCACGAAGTTACATCAATGTATTTTTTTAAATACTCTTTATTTGGATCTATAATTGTGATAATTTTATCAGAATGAATCATCATTTCTTTTTGATCAGTGTATTCATTACACCATCTTTCCATGTTATCAGTATAACATGGATTTGTTAATTTACAATTAGGATCTCCATACTCTGCTGGAACCTCAGATATTTCAGATATAATACGTTCGTTATTTGATAATAACAGAATTTTGATCATCTTGTTTTCCATCTACCTTCTCCTGATAAAGTTTTTTTAAATTTGTTAATGGTTCTGTAATCGTAATTACCCAATCAGCAGAACAAGGTATTTTAGAATCTGATGAAAGAGGAACCCAAGGATAAAAAGTAATTCCCACTTTTGAAGAAAATTCTTTTGTTGTACCATGATCACCTTCTATTCCAGTTTCTTCACTTAGAACAACAGGTTCATCTGGAGAATACATTTTAACAATGAAAGGATCATGAAAAAAATATCCAATGACTTCTTCACCAGATTTAATTTCTTTTACGTCAGCGATAATATCTTCACCTGACTTGAGCATCACTAATTTGACAGTCATCTAATCTGTTTTAATACTATATTATAACAATAAAAAAGAGGATCGTCAAGATCCTCTTGAAAAAATATTTATGTCTTAAAGATAATCCTTACGAGCATGATGTTCTGGAATTACTTTACCCAACTTGACGGTAAGAAGTCCATCTTCAAGCGAGACATCTCTGACTTCAAAATCATCTGAGAGTGTCCAGGCTCGTTTGAAAGATCTCTGAGCCAATCCTTGATGGAAGTATTCGGATTCTGTCTCCTTATCCTTTTTCTTTCCTTCAACAAAAAGTTTTCCGTATTCTGTAAAGACATTGACTTCCTCCTTTTTAAATCCAGCAAGTGCAATCTCTAAACGAGATTCAGAATTATTCACTTGTATGAGATTGTAAGGTGGATAGTTTGTTACGGTCTCATTAAAAAATCTGTTGAAATAGTCATCAAGTCCAATGCTATTTTTTGTGATGCGATCCATTAAGTTCTCAAGATCGGCAGCACGGTATCTTTGAATACTCATCATAGTTCTCCTTTAATAAGCGAGTTGTGTTTTGTGTCCCCGAAGGCGACACTACTAATTATAACAGAAGATAAAAAAAGAGGGTGATGATCACCCCCTAATCATATTTCGGTTTTCCTCCTACTCTAGTAGGACTCT